CCTTTTCAATTAATATCTTTTGTTCTTTTGATAAAATTCTAACATTTTGTTCAAAATCTCCACCATTTAATTCAGCAGTTTCTCTACTTCTTGTAGATAAACCATTATCAATTCTTTTAATCGCTGCATTAACCTCTTTCAATGGGTCTATTTGACCTTGACTTGGTCCATTCCATGTTGCATTTGAATAAGCTTTTTTAATTAAATAATCTTCTTCATATTTTGGTAAATCTAATCTATTAATTAAAAATGCATGTCTTAACCATTCTTCATAAACAACTTGACAAAATTTACGAGATAACCATTCACGTCTTTTTCTAAAAGTTTTCCATGCTTCTAATAATGCAGCTCTACTTGCAGAATAACTACTTGTAAAATGCATAATTAATAATTCATATGGTACGCCTATAGAACTACCAATTTGTCTTATAATAGCTGTCATAAATGGTTCAAATTGAGAATTTGGTCTTGCAGGATTTACTGTATTAACATGCTCTCCTGGATTTAATTCAAGTATAGCTCCCGAACCTAATTCTAAATTATCTCCACTAGTATCAATTCTGTCTTCTTCATTTATATTTCCAAACTCTCCAAGACTTCCTTGTTCTGGTCCTGAACTTTCAATAAAAACTGTTAACATAGAACTAATTACTGCACTCATTAATTCTGCATCTGTATATCTATCTAATTGTTTTAAACTTTCTATTACAGGTGCTAATATAGGAACTCCTCTAATTTGATTTGGTCTTTCTAATAATGCTAAATGTATAATATTAAGTTGTCCTTCACTACCATATATTGGTATATATTTATAATTTTCATTTGAATTTAAACTAAAAACAGAAGAATCATTTGGATGATTATCTAAAATATAGTATCCTTCAATTCTTCCATTCTTATCAATTTTTATTCCATTTACAATTGTTTTATCATTTTTCTTATCTTTTGGAGTTGCAATTCTATCAGGTTCTATTACATTTAATTTTAATGAATATGGTGTATTTGGTGTTTCAAAATAGCTTAAATGTATAAAACATTCACCATTTAACATTGTAGTTAAAAAAACTAAATCTTGAACTTGATAAAAATCTAATAATCCTGTCTGTTCTATGTTATAGTCAGCCCACAATGAAAATTCTTGTTCTATTTTTGTTTCTATTTCTTCAGCTTCTATATCATTTAATCCCAAAAGTTTACTATTTATAGCTGATTTTAATTTTAATCCTGACCCAATAACATTAGTGTTTATTCTTTCAAGTCCTCCTCTTGCTAATGGAGAACCCATAAATAAGTCTCTAGATCTTGCTACTAAGGTATCTTTATTATCATAAATATCACTTTGTGGACCACCTAAAGAAGTAATCCAACCTTGCAATGATTTTTTTCTTTTACTAGCTCCATGTTCGCTATATCCCTTATTCATTATTTTTAATTTTTTTAAATTCTGTCTAGCTAACTGTCGTTTTAAAGCCATTGTAGGGCTAACTATTTCAATAGTTTTATCAATTAAATTCATTTATTCCCTTCTCCTTTAGATGTTATAAATCTCTGGGTATTATCCCTCTTATTTTCTTTCTTTTAATAGTACTTCCTCCACCTGTATTTAAATCTACTAATCTTCTTTCCCATATCATTCTATTTTTTACTATTTCACTTAAATTAGCACGTTCTAATTCTCTTGAACCTATTCTATATCTTTGACCTGTCAAAACAGCTTTTTCAGCTTCAATATACATATTTATCATTTCTTGACATATTTCTTTATTATAATGCTCCATTATATCCCCTTTCTTATCATTCTTCTACCTTTTTTTTGATTTTGAACTAATTCAGTTCCTTTAATTTTATATTTTCTACTTAAATCAGGGTTCAAAATTTTTAATGCTGCATAACTATAATTTCTTAAATCTAAAGGTTCATTCCTTTTATCTCCAACAACTTTCCATTTTACTTTTCTAATACCTTTTTCAAAAGTTACAACTTTATTTTCAGAAGTTAAACCTTTAAAATATGTTTCAGTATATCCTCTTTCCACATCATCTGGAAAATGCATGTATCTTGGTCCTGGAATATCTATTTTTAACCTAGACATTATAGTTTCTTTACCTGTACTTACTCCTAAACTAAATAAAGATATCTGTCCTTTATTAGTTTTAGTTGGTCTTTTAATAAAAGGTGCGGCCTCTTGAGAACTACCTTTAATACCAAAAATTCGCTTAAATTCTCTAGGTTTTATAAACTCATAAGCTTCATTTGTATAATGTCCTCCTGTATCTATACAAGTACACAAAATTTTAATTTTTTCTCCATTCTTATATGAAAATTCTGTATCTAAATATCTATCTAATTGTTCCCATACATTTTTTTTACCAGGATTTCCAAAAAATTGTTTATAATAAATTCCCCATGATTCCTCTTCTTCACCCCAACCAACAACCTCTATTTCTAAACGGTCATCTTGGACATCAACACCAGCAGTTAATACATGCACTTCATCTGGTATTTCACAACCATAATGTTCTACTCTTTTTTGAATTTGTATAGGATCTAGTTTTTCTCTTTTTTCTTCAAAAGATTCACCAAGACAAGTGTTTGTAAAAACTTTCATTTTTTGCAAATCACCTTTTGCTTCTTTAAACTTTTTTATTATTTCACTCCACTTTGAAAATGGACTATATAATTCTGATATATGAAATCCTCTAACATCATAAATATCAATTTTATCATTTTGTGCTATCCACACACCTTTTTCTAAATTTTTCTTCCATTCATATTCATTTGAAACATTAAAGCAACTATTACATTTATGTCCAATTGGTTCAAATATAATATTTTGCCACTCTAATTTCTGTAATATTCCACATTTAGGACAAGGTATATGATATAATTCTTGAGTACTATTTTCAAATTCATCTTCAATTCTTGATTCTCCTTTTATTGTGGGAGTAGATGTTAATACTATTTTCTTATTCCAAAATGTAGTAGTCCGTGCAATAGCCAAATTCAATGGATCTCCTTCGCCTTTTACATCGTTAGGAAATCTATCAACCTCATCAGCTAATAATATTCTTATAGGTCTACTTGATAACTCAGTAGCTGAATTACTTCCAACCAAAACTATATATCCTCCTGCAAATTCTTTTTGAGTTATAGTATCCCTAGAATCACTATCAATTATTTTATTTTTTAATTGTGGTGTAGATAAAATCATATCATTAAGTCTTGTAGTAGCAAAATCTTTAGCTAATTCTTTTGTTGGTAGCAAATACATTATAGGCGATGGATCATAATCAGCATAAAATCCAAATGTATTTAGTAATATTTCTGTTTTTGATAATTGGGCTCCATACATCATAACTACTTTTCTAGTCTTATTATCTGAAATAGCTTTCATAACTTCTTTTTGATATGGAACTCTTTTTGTATTCCATTTACCAGGTTCTGCTGATGTTTTTGAACTAAGTTTTCTATAATTATCAGCCCAAGTATCAATTGTAAGTTTAGGCGGCGGATTTAATACTTTCAAAATATTTTTAAAAAGACTTTCAGTTTTATTTTTTAATTTTTCCATTTTCTACTCTCTTTTAATAATTTCTTCTATTTCTATTTCTTCTATTTCTTCAATATGTTTTTGATTTTTAAATAAATCAGAATTATAATTACTTAATTCTACTAATGTATCACTAATAGAATCGTGTATTATGCTTTGTATCTCTCCAAGATTATCACATGCAATAACTAAAGGTGCTATTTTATTAGAAACAGATAATAATTTCCCCTTAAGATTTACAAGCATATTATTCATAACTTCTTCAACAATTTTAGCATCGTGTAATTGATTTTTTAATTCTGCTATTCTAATTTTTTTTAATTCAGTATCAACTTTAATTTTAGAAATTTCCTCTTTTATTTTTTCATCTTTTAAATTTACATCAGCTTCTTTTTTAGTTTCTAAATATCTAATATATCCTTGTAAACTTTCAATGAATAAATATTTACCTGTTTCCGTTTTTTTTATAATTCCTTCTTTTGCTAAATTCCTTACATGCCTATCTGTTATACCTATTATTTTTGCTAATTCTACAGCTTTTATTAATTGCCCTTCTTTTATCAACATATGAACCTCCCTTCGGAACGGAAATGAATTAAAAAAACAACTCTAAATAGATACAAATCGGGCTTCGCAAGACCCTCAAGCCTTTTAAATCCTAGAAAGTACCTTATTTTTTAATTATCAAATAACTCAAGAACATTAATTTTCTTTATTTTAACCACCTCCAAAAAATTTAAGTTTTTTTCTTTATTTTTTAAAATAAAAAAGGAGTAATTAAACTCCTCTATGATTTGTAAATCCTTTATAAATTCTTTCAGTATACTTCCATATGATATATTATAACATATTTAAAAAAATATGCAACTGTCAAAAAACTGTCATTTTTTTTAAATTTTTTCAATTGCTTTTTTTAATTCATCAATATTTTTATGAGTATATATCTTTTCTGTAGTTAAATACGAACTATGTCCAATAAGTTTTTTTATAGATGTTGGGTTAACATCACTATTACTTAGAAGTGTTGCAAATGTATGTCTTGTATCATGTATTCTATGTTTCATCTCCAATTTTTGCATTATTGGTGTAAATATACCTTCTAAATAATTATTGTATTTAATCATAAGACCTGTTTTAGTTGTTATTAATTTATCCTCAGGTTTTCTATTTTCCATTCTAATTTCAATTAATTTTTTAATTTTAGAATTTATAGGTACTAGCCTATTTGTGCCAGCTTCTGTCTTTTTACCTCCTATAATATAACCTTGCTCCAAATTTACATCCCCACACTTAATATCTATTAATTCTCCTATTCTAAATCCTGTATATATCAAAATAAGTATTGTATCTATACCATATATTAGATGTTCATGTTTCCATAATTTTTCTATTTCTTTATCACTAAAAGGAACTCTTAAATTTCTAACGGTAGGTTTTCCTATATCTAAAAATTCAGTATAATCTTTAGCTATATAATCATGTTTTAGTGCATATTTAAATATTTGTCTTAATAATGTTTTAAGTTGTTTTTTAGAGGCATAATAACCTCCACAAGTATCAATAACATTTTGAATATGTGATAACTTTACATCTTTTATATTTAAATTATATAAACTTGTACATTTATTCCAACCAGTCTTGTAATGTATTATACCAGAATCAGTTAATTTTTCAAAATGAGTTTCACTCCATTTATCATATACCTCTTTAACAGTATAGTTATTATTAAACATATTAGGATTGTCAGAATAATCCAACAATAATTTATTAGCTCCTTTAAAAGTTTCAGAATAACCAATAAATTTTCTTATTTGTTTTCCATTATCATCAAATCCCAAAGTTACCAAAGCACCATAAGGTCTTCTTCTCTTACCTGATAATTTTACTATAGATCCAAAACCATTAGGATTTTTCATATTCCACCTCTTAATTTTTTATATGTTACATTGTTACTTATTTTCCAATTTTTAAGTGTTACATACTTCAAATATTGATTTTTAGTACATTTTCAGCTTAAAATTTATCCAATGTTACAGTTACACTTTTTAGTTCCTATACCTTTTATATATTATATATATATTCTTCTTTTTTCTTTTTTATAAAAAGAAAAGAAAATAAATGTAACAATGTAACAGAATATATTTAAATATAATATTTTCTATAATAATTTTTGTTACACTTTAAAAAATAAATATGTTACTACTTTGTAACATGTAACAAAATATCAATTTTATTTATTTTTTATTATTTTTATCATAGGTTCTACAAGCTCTTTCATTTTATTTAACTCATCATCAGATAAATTATTTATATTATGCACAAACCAATTTCTAACATTTGACTCTATATTTTTATTATCTAAATTTTTTAATTCAGATATTTTTTTTAAAAAAAAACCCAATGGAATTATGCCATATGAATAAGCCCTTTTTAATAATTCATCATTTGAAATATTAACTGTATCACACAATTTTGATTTCTGATAATTAAAATGAAAATCATCTAATCCCTGTAAAAATTTTAAATTTTCTTCCCATTTGTTATTCAATTTTAAAATTATTTCTTGTCTATCTTTCATATTTAAATCTATTATATTTAAATCTATTAT